TAAATATTAGTACTGCTGGTGGTACAGGCAGTATGGATTTTTACACTAATAATTTAGGTGGAAAACAATTTTCAGTAGCCCACACTGCTTCTGCTGATAACTGGATTCAAATTACGGGAGCCGTATCGGGTGGTAATCCAATTCTTAGTGTGCAAGGAAATACAGATACAGATGTTGGACTAACTATTGTCTCTAAAGGCGGAGATCCCATATCATTACAGACGGGTGGAGGGACTCAGCAGGTTTCAATATCTCATGCGGCATCTGCTACTTCTTACATAAATCTTAACGGCGGATTTGGGATGTCTACAATAAGTATGGCTGGTGCTAATGGAGGATTAAATATTAGATCACACGGCACAGGACAAGCTGTACATATTGGTGATACTGCAAACGGCGCTAATTATAACGTCTATCGTTCCGGTGGTATTGTTCATTTGGATAGTCTTGTAGCAGTAACTTATAACCGGACATCAACGACCACTGGTCAACAAGTCTTTATGAATAGCGCTAGTGCCACTGCCTTTAGAGTTAATCATGTGGCATCAGAAGTTAACTACATTGACATTTATGGAGCTTCAACAGGTAATGCTGCTGGAATACGCGCTAATGGTGAAAGTGGTTCTAATTTAAATATTAGTTCAGCGTCTGGTACTGGTACTATATTCTTCTCAACAAACAATGCCACACAAACTTCTTTCCGGGCTATGTATATTGCCTCGTCACAGAATTACCTTGCAGTATTTCCTTCTGCTGGTACCGATTATACAGAGTTAGTTAATATTGCAGCGGGTGCTTCAGCAGGTATTCGTATGAGTACTTATGGAGCTGGTAATATTCAGTTCACTACCGGTGGTGCTGGTGGTAAAGGTAATGGTAATATTCAATTACAAGTTGCCCACGTTGCATCAACTAATAGTTATGTTACTATTAGTGGCCATGCCGGGGCAATTCCTGCTGTAGAGTTCCAAGGACAAACTGACACTAACGGACGAATTCGAACTTCTGGTACCGGTACCTTATATATTGATGCCGATACACATAGTCTTCGTTCTCAAGCCGGTACACAATTTGCTTCAATGACTTCTACCTTGCTTAATATCTATGCAGGAATGGATATTACTGATTCTTATGCTGGACCTCTCTTAACTGTTGATAATACTGCCGTGGCACAGAATACTATTAGGGCGATTGGTAGTAACGCAAGCTTCACAGGAAATGTACTACAACCATGGACCGTTAGAACGGCAAGCTCGGCCTTCGATTTTATTGAATGTGTCTCCAATAATGGTACTCAAGTTCCATTCCGCCTTCGTGGTGATGGTTATGCAATGTTTGGTATTAGTGGTGGTGGTGTTACGATAAATCCAAGTAATTCTACTTCTGGGGCCAGTGCTGATACTAATGCTGATGAAATTGTTGTTAATGGTAATGGTAATGCAGGAATTAGTATATTGGTTCCTGATGCAAGTAATGGTAGAATAACCTTCGAATCTCCATCTGGTCATGTTGGTGCCTTAAGAGCTGAATATAATTCTGGTACTGACCAATTAATAATGGAGGTTAATGGTTCTGACCGAGTTACGTTCCAATCAGGTATCCAGATGAATTCACCAACCGGTGGTGATAAGGGTGCTGGTACAATCAATGTCTCTGGTGGGTATTATGTGGACGGTACTGAACTTACTAGTGGCGCCATGGAATTCTTATCTTCACAAACGGTTAGTGCAAACGTATCTTGGGTAGAATTCACAAGTCTTTCAACTGCTTATGACACTCTTGTGTGGATAATTACAGGTATGAGGCCTGTAAATGATCAAACTTATTTAATAGCTGAGATAGGAACCGGTGGAACACCAACATGGATAAATGGAACAAATCTTTATCATACGTATTCTAACGATCCAGGCGATAATGGAGGTTTAGGATCACGACTAAATTGGGAAGCCTGTACTGTAGGTAATGAATCTACTAGTCAATTATATGGTGAAATTAGAATGTCAAACATTGCAAATGGTGATACCTACTTTACTCCTGTAATGGGACAAGTATATAATGTTAATACATGGGCTGATTTTGGTCCACAATGGGGTCTTTCTGGTGGTAAATATAATACAGCGACGGCCCATACAGCAATCCGATTTGGATTTAGTGGCGGCAGTGATATACAAGATGGTACAATATCTATGTATGGTATTAGAAGTTCATAAAAGATTAAAGGAAATTTAATATGTCTTATAAATTAACTGATGGGGAATTAGTACCACTTACTGATGAAGATGAACAACAAAAAGAAGATAGAGAAATTGAACATCAAGCCAAGTTGGTTGCTGAATCCCAGATTAAATATGTAAAAGATAGAGTGAAGGATTTTGCTCTAGATGTTGGAGATACTACTGATTTTCAGGAAAGTACTTTATTGGTATTAAAAGCACTAGTCTCTGCCGTCAAGGATGGTGATAATGTAGAACTAAATAAACTTGCATCTCAACTTACGGCGATAGACGCCAAACATCCCAAACCATAGGATAATAAAATGACAATATATCTAATACTTGCAATACTAATATCTGGACTATTATTCAGAGTACCTAGAGGCGGTCCATCTAAGGAAGTATGGGAAGACCATTTTGGTTTCGGTGGATTCGGTTCTACTGGTGGGGCATTGATTTGGGCTGCATTTACTGCCTGTTCCCTATCGTACATTTTCGGACTACATTGGGTATACTATATTCTCTTTACGGCAACCCTTATGTTAATGGAAATGCCGGGTTGGTCACAGTGGTGGCCTAATAGACCAGATGGTGGTAGTTTCCTTAGACTTACATTGAGAGGGTGTTTGATTCTAAATCCACTCATGGGTCTATTTTACTTTGGGTTCTACAAGATAAGGGATCGTTTGCCAACTAGTGGATTCTTTATTGAAGGTTGGACCTCATATGCTGAGATACTATCTGGTATCGTAACAGCCTCCGTGATGGTCTTTTTAATAAATAGTAGTTGGTTTGATGTTCTAAATAACTTTATAATGAGTTTAATATAAAGATTTTTAAATGGCCCAGAAACTTAATATTATCATAGATCAGGGATCAGATTATACCTTAGACTACACTGTGGTTGAGGCTAACGGTTCTCTCATGGATATAACAAGCAATACTAGTCGAGCTTCTATGAGAAAACATTTTGATTCTACAACATCCTTAGATTTCACGGTTGTTGTGGATTCTGGTAATAATAAGATCACCTTGACTATGACAAATGCATATACTGCCAATACTACACCTGGTAGATATTATTGGGATGCGGAGGTTGTTTCGAATACTAACTATGTTACGAGGGTGGTAGAGGGAATAGCAACGATTACGCCAGAAGTAACTCGGTAGATAAATACAAAATAAAGAGGTACTAAAATGGCTGTCCCTACAACTAGAAGTGAATTCTCCGAATATTGCTTGAGAAAACTCGGTAAACCTGTTATAGAAATCAATGTGACCGATGAACAGGTTGACGACCGGGTTGATGAATCCCTATTATATTATTATGATTATCATTTTGATGGTACTGAAAAGATTTTCTTAAAACATGTAATTACCGCAAATGATGTCACGAATGGATATATAACCGTACCAGAGAATATTATTGGTGTGGTAAATATGTTTGATGCCACGTCTTCCACTTCATCCACCAATAACATTTTTAATCTAAAATATCAATTCGTGCTTAACGAAGTATTTGATATGGCAAGATATAGTTTGGTAAACTATTATATGACAGTCCAACACATTCAACTGTTGGAAGAACTACTTGTAGGCATGAAACCAATTAGATATAATCGGCATAGAAATCAATTACATGTTGATACCAATTGGGATACATTTACGATTGGAAATTATCTAGTAGCTGAGTGTTATAGTATTGTTGATCCTGCTACATATACGGATGCTTGGAATGATAGATGGTTGAAGAACTATTGTACTGCTAAGATTAAATACCAATGGGGATCGAACTTAACTAAATTTAACGGGATGCAACTCCCAGGAGGTGTACAATTTAATGGTGAACAAATTCTAGCTGATGCTAGAGAAGAAATACATAAATTGGAAGAGGAGATGATAATTTCATATAGTTTACCTGTGACGGATATGATTGCCTAGGAATCTTAAAGGACATAAGTCCTATTATAACACAATATGAAATGTTGTCAAGCGAAAAATGAAAAGGAATGAAAGAAAATGAAGAATATTTTGATGTATACTATTGGACTACTGTTTCTTGTAGGGGTTGGAGCTAGTTTTCAGTCAGCCCTTGCTGATACAACTATTAATCCTCATGCAACCGTGCATGTGGACTATGGAACTACCCTAGAAAATACTCGCCAGTCAGATGGAGATTTCCGTCGGCTACGTGTTGGTGTTGATGGAACAATGACCGACCTTATTGATTACAATCTTGAGGTCGATGCGTCAGGAGGTGATCTTAATCTCGACAATGCCTGGATTAAAATTAATCTTCCCGTACACCTTACTATGGGAAAGTTTAAGCAACCTTTAGGTTTTGCTCGTTCAATCTCAGCTGATAATCTTGCCTTTATCGAACGACCTATGGTAAGTGATCTATTGGTCGATCAACTAAGTGGAGGTAAGCGTCTTGGAATTGGTGCAAATTATATGTGGTCGGGTTTCTGGGTTGGAACCTCTCTGGCCTCGAATGAAAATAACTTTGATGAAAATCTAATCTCATGGAATAATCGAGTGGCTTGGTCTCATACCCTTGCCGGTATGACCTTCCATGTGGGTGGTAATTATTCAACACTATTGGATACTACTACAAGAACCGTAAATTATGTGACAGAACCAGAACTTAGACTTGGTGGTGTGAATATTATCGATGTTGATAGTACCGGAGTAAACGATTATTCCGTATATGGTCTTGAAGGGGCTTTTGCTTATGGACCTATGTGGATGTCTGGTGAATATTACTATGCAACAGATAGTAATGATAATTATAATGGCCATTATATTGAAACAGGTCTTTTCCTTACTGGTGAGACCAAGGAATATTCAGTCTCTGATGCGGTCTGGGGTCATGTGACTCCAAACAATTCCTTGAATGATGGTGGATTTGGTGCCATTGAAATTGTTGGTAGATATTCTTATGCGGATGTGAACCGTGATGAGGAAACCATTTACACCGTTGGTGTTAATTGGTATCTTACTAATAATGTCAAGGCTCAGTTGAATTATGCTCACTCGGATATACCTTCTGTTGGTGTAAGACTAGCAGTTAACTTCTAACCCAGTAAAAGGATAGTATCTTGACAACATCAACTCTATTCAACAATTTTGAAAGTTCCATGGAGCAGGAACTAATCAATTCCCTTATTGTTGAATCCATTAAAATATATGGACATGATGTGTATTTCATTAATAGAAATGTTGGTGATGTAGATGCTATCCTTAATACTGCCGATCTACCCACTTTTGATGGAGCTTGGATGGTCGAAATGTATATCAAGAATATTGAGGGATTTGATGGTGATGGAGATTTCCTTGCTAAGTTTGGTTTGGAGATACGGGATCAAATAACCTTTACTGTGGCTAAGACCGTTTATGAAAAGGATATTGCACCATATAATAGTAAGAATGTTCCTCAATTAGGGGATTTGATATATTTTCCATTGAATGGTAAGGTCTTCCGTATAGATTTCGTTGAACATGAGAGTATATTTTATCAAATGGGTAGTCTGCAAACGTATGATTTAGTGTGTTCACTTTTTGAGTATAGCCAAGAAACTTTTTCCACCGGTATAACAGAGATCGATACTCTATACGATTCTTATAATTATACTAGTAATACATCCATCGAATATCTTGAAGCTAATGATCCATTAGCTCAGAATGAGAGTTTTGAAACAAATGCTGATGCAATTGTGGATTTCAGTGAGGCTGATCCATTTTCAGAGGGTGGACGTTGGTAGGTAAGCAACGTTTACCTTTTCTGTGACTATTTAATCCATGTGTAGAAACTTGCAAACCGCAATCAATACAACAACATGTGTGTTTTTTCATATATTCTCTTATTTTCCGTATCGTGGCCGCTGAAGGTTTTCTACCTTTATTCGCAACGGATATCTTTTTTCTATGTTCTGGATTATTCATAGCATTATTCTGAGACATAAGTAATTTAGTTTTATCACTATGGTTTTTTCCATGCATACCTATACGTTTTTCTTTATGAAGTCGTTTATTATTTTCTGAAATCTTTTTTCTATGTTCAATAGTTTTGGGTGGTAGTTTGCGGCCTCTTTTGGCCTTACTAATATTTTTCTTATGTTCCTCTGAAAATATTTTTCCTTTCGCAGATTCCGACATTTTCTTTTTTGTTTTTTCGGAACGTTTTCTTCCTTTGGGGATTATGTCATTACGACCATTCTCAATTGCAAGATTCGCCCACTCTTTGGACTCCACAATATCATTATCCCTAGAAAATGCTAAGGCAAATTCCCCCACTTCATCTATATTTGTTGATTGGAATACTATCTCTGTAGAAACATTATAACCATGCTTGGCAATATGGTTCTTCCAATACGTGCCACTACCGCGATATTTTTCATAGTCAGACTTTATGGTCTTACCGAAATACTTTAGGCCCGTGGTCTTATGAGTTTTTATATATAAATAAATAGTTGTGCTGGACATATAAGCCTCCTGTGGTTGTCTAGAGTGATTGGATGCTGATAACATCGCGAATCACATTGATATAAATATTTATACAAATTAAATTTTAGGAGAAGAACAATTTTTGGACATTCCCCCTTTTATTTTGAAACCATAAGGCGATCAGTCATAATTTTCGGCACGATGTTCAATGAAATTTTGGTCAGCCGTACCGATAATAACGATGTTCAACAGAAACTCTTTAGGGTACCAATCTCTTATGGTCCTATCCAAAAGTTCCTTGCAAGGATTGAACAAGACCCTAATTTGGATAGTCCAACAGCCATTGTTCTTCCTAGGATTTCCTTTGAGATATCAGGAATTAACTATGATGGTGAAAGAAATTTAACCCACCTAACAAGAAACCGAAGAGTTGATACAGCAAATACTAATGCATATGATACTCAATATACTCCTGCACCTTATAATATTGATTTCACCATGTCGGTATATGCTAAGTATTCTGAGGACGGTACAAGGATTATTGAACAGATAATTCCTTTCTTCAAACCAGAATGGACAACCACCGTTCAATTGGTTGATGATATGAATTTATCTTATGATGTTCCTACTATACTAACCAGTGTAACGAATGAAGAGATCTATGAAGGGGGTTTTGAAGAGAGACAAGTAATTCTGTGGACGCTTACTTTCACAATGAAAACATATTTCTTTGGTCCAGTCACCTCTAAGAAGGTTATCAAGTTTGCTAATACTGAGGTATACTCAACCCTGACAGCAAATAATGCTTCTGAAAGCGTTAATGTATATCCACAACTTACGTCCAATACTGCTGTCCATTGGTCTGATATTGATTTTGATGATGATTGGGATTATAAAATTGTTATAGAGGATGCATAAATGGAAGATATTATTGCCGAATCATTAGGTATGGAACCTAAAGAGAAAGAACAGATACAGGAAATTGTTGTAACGGCTGAAAATATTGTTGTGAATAATGGTGATATAGATAATGATTATAACTTCACTCGTAAAAACCTTTACAATATTATAGAAAAAGGTAATGAAGCTTTAGAGGATATACTAGATGTTGCAAAGGCGTCTGAATCTCCTAGGGCCTATGAGGTTGTTTCTGATTTATTGAAAGCAATTGTTGCTACAAATAAAGATTTGTTGGATTTAACTAAGAAAAAGAAAGAGTTGGAAGAAGTTCCAAAGGATCCAGATGAAGGTGCTGGAATAACTAATAATAATCTATTTATTGGGTCTACAGCAGAACTCCAAAAACTCATTAATAAAGTATAATAAATGGCCGTATTAGATGATGGATACTTAGGCAATCTTTTATTAAAAAAGAAAAACTTTAATATTGAATATACTCCATTCATGGTTGAAGAGTATATTAAATGTTCTAGAGATGTTAAGTATTTCTGTAACAATTATTTTAAAATAATTAATATTGATGAAGGCCTTATTCCTTTTGATACATATACTTATCAAGATGATATGCTTGATTCTATGGCTAATAATAGATTTACTATTATGGCCACTGCAAGACAAACGGGTAAATCTACCACAACAGTTGCTTATTTACTTTGGTATATTCTTTTCACTCCTGATAAAACTGTTGCCTTACTTGCCAATAAGGGTGAGACTGCTCGTGAAATCCTTGGAAAAGTACGATTAGCTTATCAGAATTTACCCAAGTGGTTGCAACAAGGTATTAGTGAATGGAATAAAGGTTCCATGGAACTTGAGAACAATTCCCGTATTATTGCTGCGGCAACCTCTTCGGATGCCATTCGTGGTTATTCTATCAATATTCTATTCATTGACGAGACCGCTTTCATAGATAATTGGGACGCTTTTTTCACCTCAGTATTTCCAACAGTTTCTTCTGGTAAGACTACTAAGATAATTCTTGTATCAACACCTAATGGTATGAATCATTTTTATAAACTATGGACAGATGCTATTGAAGGTAGAAATACTTATAATCCTATAAAGGTTCTTTGGCAGGATGTACCGGGCCGAGATGAAGAGTGGAAAGAAATTACTCTAGCTTCTATGGGATTTGATTATGATAAATTTAGACAAGAATATGAGGTTGAATTTCTAGGAAGTATTGGTACATTAATCTCTGGCCAAAAACTATCCACTCTTATACACCAGACTCCTATAGCTTCTTCTGAAGGAATGGATGTATATGAAAATCCTGTAGAGAAACATTCATATGTTATAATAGTGGATGTTGCACGAGGTAAAGGCCTGGATTATTCTGCTTTCTCTGTAATAGATGTCACCAAGATGCCTTATATTCAGGTTGCGGCATATAGAAATAATTTGGTTACTCCAATAGAATATACTGAAATAATTAATGCTATGGGGTTGCATTATAATGAAGCTATGGTTCTCATAGAAAGCAACGATATTGGAGCTCAAGTCTGTGATCTTTTATATTATGATTATGAATATGAAAATGTATTATATACAGAAAATAAAGGCAGATTAGGTAAAACAATCTCTTCTGGATTTACAAAAACCGCTGAAAGGGGAATAAGAACAACAAAAACTGTTAAGTCTACTGGCTGTACTATGATAAAAATGTTAATAGAACAGGAACAATTACTAATAAATGATCATCAAACCATTTCGGAACTATCCACTTTCATAAGAAAAGGAAATTCATATGAAGCTGAGATGGGATCACATGATGATTTGGTTATGGGATTGGTCTTATTTGGTTGGTTGTCTTCTCAACCATTCTTTAAAGAGATGACTGACATAAATACCATACACAAATTAAGAGAAAAGACCGAAGAACAGTTATATGAGGATTTGTTGCCATTCGGTATTGTTAATGATAACAATGAGGAAGATTTAACAGATGTTGTGGTCGTTGACACCGGCGATGGATCATGGCTACTATAAATCTCGTTTATTATAAATAAAACAGAATGTAATTCTAATATAATAATTTTTAAAGTCGAGGAGATGTAATTATGCCATTCCAAGTTAGCCCCGGTGTTAATATTTCTGAAATCGATCTATCAACTGTTGTACCAGCAGTAGCTACTACGGAAGGCGCCATTGTGGGTGTGTTTTCGCAAGGTCCTGTGAATGAACGTGTTTTGATAGATTCAGAAAATACACTTAAGACAGTCTTCGGTAAGCCTAGCTCAGATAATTATGAGACATGGTTTACTGCTTCTAATTTCCTTGCTTATGGAAATAAACTTTACGTAACAAGAGTTGTTTCAGCAAATGCTACCAATGCTACCGAATATGGTAATACTTCGCTTCTAATCGAAACTAGAACAGAGGCGGAAGCCGAAACTGGTGATGGTACTTTCATTGCTAAGAGTATTGGTGCCGATGGCAATTCACTTAAGGTCTCCGTATGTTACGATAGTACAGATTTTGAAGAGAGTATTACTATTCCTTCAATTGCTATTGGTAATACAACCTTTGATCTTGCCAACAGTTCGTATGACACCACAGAAATTGATGTTGGTGATATCCTACGGGTAGGTAATACTTCCCTAGGTTTCCAAGACCTGACTGTGGCCACGATTGGTTCTGAAATTGGTGGTGTAAGAGCTACAACTTTCACTCCTGCATATCGTCTAAAGGAAGCTGGTCCTACCACTGCAACCCGTCATTGGCGGTATTATAATAATGTGGAATCTGCTCCAGCTTCTGGAAATGTCCATATTGTTATTATTGATGAGGATGGCACAATTACTGGTGAAGCCGAAACGGTACTTGAAGTTCATAGGGACGTATCAAGAACAGACGGTACTCTGGACGATCAGGGACAAAACATTTATTACCAGACGGTTATTAATGAAAGTTCCGATTATATCTGGGTAACTGCCACTACTCTAACAAACGGTACTAAGGATAATTATATTTCTCTTAGTGGTGGACTTGACGGTAATGATGGAACCGAGAGTACTATTACTCTGTCCAGACTTGCTACAGGATTTGATCTTTATAATACAACAGAGAATGTAGATATTTCTCTATTCCTTGCTGGTAAGGCCGATACAAATACTGCTAACTATATCATAGACAATATTTGTGAGGTCCGTAAGGATTGTGTGGTGTTTGTTTCACCAGAAAGAGAAGATGTTGTTAATCAATCAACCAATTCTGAATTGGATCAGATAACCGGATTTAGAGATGGACTATCTTCATCTTCATATGCTGTTATGGATTCTGGTTACAAATATCAGTATGACAAGTATTCTGATCTATATAGGTGGGTGCCTCTTAATGGTGATGTCGCAGGCCTATGCGCTCGTACAGACGATCTTCGTGATCCTTGGTGGTCTCCTGCTGGATATAATAGAGGTATAATCAAGAACGTTGTTAAACTTGCATTTAATCCTTTGAAGTCTGATAGAGATATTCTTTATAAGAAGGGTATTAACCCTGTTATCTCACAAGCTGGTCAGGGAACTTTGCTATTTGGTGATAAAACTCTATTGGCCAAGCCAAGCGCTTTTGATAGAATTAACGTTCGCCGTCTATTCATTGTTCTTGAGAAGGCAATTTCAACTGCTGCGAAGTTTACCTTATTCGAGTTCAACGATGAATTTACAAGAGCCCAATTTAAAAATCTTGTAGAACCATTCCTTAGAGATGTACAAGGCCGCCGCGGTATCTTTGATTTCCGTGTAGTTGCTGATGAAACTAATAATACTGCTGAAGTCATTGACAGAAACGAGTTTGTTGGTGATATTTACATTAAGCCTGCTAAGTCAATTAACTTCATTCAATTAAACTTTGTAGCTGTTAGAAGCGGTGTGGAATTTGAGGAAGTTGTGGGACGTTTTTAGGTAACCTATTGATATATAAGGGAAAAGTGGGTGGTTATAATGATTTCCACCCATTTTTTTCATTCGAACACCAATAAGCAAGAGTAGAATATTTAATAGTAGGATAATTTTTATTAGCTTCTCTTAAAGATTTGAAAATTTTAATTCCGTCTGTGACTTTTTTATTGTTTGTACCATATTTAAGAGCCTTTTCTGAAATTTTTTTTCTTTTATTTGGATCATCCATGGGATTGTTTTTTTTCATAAATTCTGATTTCTTTTTTCTACCTTCTTCAGTTAAGGTACATCTTGAGTTTTTAAGTCCAATTTTTCTTTTTGTTTCAGTTGAATGTTTTTTACCCCACATTCCGTTTTTAGGACCACCATTCACCTTGCCACGGCCAATTTTATAACCAACTTTTTCATAATCTTCTATTAATTCATTTAATACTAGAATAATTTTTTTATCTTTAAACATCCAGATCCTATTCATTTTCATCTCTCGCATTTTCTGTCTTACTTCTTCATCATAATATATTGCTCCTGAAATATTTTTATTTAACCATTTCGGGTCTTTATGTACATTTAATCGTCTTTGAACAGTTTGTTCCCATAATAAAGATTTTCTTACTGAATTAAATGTTTTTCTTATTTGTATTACATCTGGTTTTCCATATTTTTTAAAAACAGACTTGACATATAAAGAAGATGTGAAATATATTGTAAACAAATCTTCTACTTTACAACCTTTTTTATATCTTACTCCATAATACCATAGATTTAGTTTTGACCAACCAATTAAATAAGTATATGCTTTCATTTTTTCACACCTTGTTGTTATTATAGGTTATTTATAAAAACCTAAATTATAAATAACTATGAGTTAAAAAGGAGATGAAATAAAAATGGCGTTTAAAGTACAAGATATTAGGTCCCAATTAGAAGGTGGTGGTGCTCGTCCTACTCTATTCCAAGTAACGAATATTGCGGGCGGTGGATTTGATGCGGAAGGTGCTGCAAAGTTGCCTTTCATGGTTAAAGCTGCTCAACTACCAGGTTCTACACTAGGAACTATAGAAGTTCCTTACTTTGGGAGAAAGATTAAAATTGCGGGTGATAGAACCTTCGCTGAATGGACTGTCACAGTTATTAATGATGAAGATTTCAAAATTAGAAATGCTATGGAAGCATGGTCTGCAAATATTAATCAACATGTTGGTAACAAAGGTGTTGCGGATTATAAGGCTGAAGCTCAGATTGTTCAATATGCTAAAAGCGGTGCTGTACTAAGAGAATATACCTTTACCGGTCTATTCCCATCAGAAATCAGTCCTGTAGAAGTTTCTTGGGAAACTGTTGATGCAATTGAAGAATTTACGGTAACCTTGCAATATGATTGGTGGTCTGTGACGGCTGGTATTACTGGTTTGGTTACTGCATAGTTTGATATAAATAGATTTGAGGAGGGAGAATTTCTCCCTCCATAATCTAATAAGGTGATATTAATATGAAATTATTTGGCTTTGAAATCAAAAGGAAAGAAGAAGAGCCAGTTTCCTTTGCTCAACCAATAAACGATGATGGCGCGGTTGTTGTAACCGCGGCCGAAACTGCTTCTGGCCATGCATACGGCACCTTTGTTGATCTTGAAGGTACTGCTAAAAATGAAGCTGAACTTGTTACAAAATATAGAAATCTCCTAATACAACCAGAATGTTCTCGGGCCGTTGACGATATCGTTAACGAGACAATTGTTGTTAATGAAGGACGTAAGGTTGTTGAATGTGTTACAGATGATATCAAGCATCCAGAATCAATCAAGAAAAAGATAAGAGACGAATTCGAAGAGGTTCTTACCTTATTAGATTTCTCCAATAAAGGGTATGAAATTTTCCAGAAATGGTATGTGGACGGAAGGTCCTATTACCATGCAATTGTTGATGAACAAAAGTCTAAAGAAGGTATTCAAGAACTAAGATATATCGATCCTAGAAAAATTCGTAAGATTAAAGAAGTTGAAAAGATAAAAGAGAATGGTTTCGAAGTTCAAAAGTTGAAAAACGAATATTATCTTTTTACTGAAAAAAGTTTTATGACTACCAATTCATATAACGTTAATAATACAGCACATGGAATAAAAATTGCCAAAGATTCCATTATACATGTGACCTCAGGTCTTGTCAATGAGAATAATACTCTTGTTCTTTCCCATATGCATAAGTCAATTAAGCCTGTCAACCAATTAAGAATGTTGGAGGATGCTGCTGTTATCTATAGGATTTCAAGAGCTCCTGAAAGAAGAATTTTCTATATTGATGTAGGCAATCTTCCTAAGGTGAAGGCTGAACAATACCTACGAGATATGATGACTAAGCATAAGAATAAGTTGGTATACGATGCAACCACTGGTGAAGTGAGAGATGATCGTAAGTTTATGACTATGTTGGAAGATTTCTGGCTTCCAAGACGAGAAGGTGGTAGAGGCACAGAAATTACTACACTTCCTGGTGGTCAAAACCTTGGTGAAATTGAAGATATTTTATATTTCCAAAAGAAACTTTATCAATCATTGAATGTGCCTATCGGCCGTATGGATTCTGAAAATGTTTTCAATATCGGTAGGTCTCAAGAAATTACAAGAGATGAAGTTAAGTTTTCTAAGTTTATTGTTAGACTAAGAGCTAGGTTCTCCGACCTGTTCAATAGTATACTTGAGAAACAACTTATCCTCAAGGGTATTGTTTCATATGAAGATTGGGTAGAAATCAAGAATACTATCAGATATAACTTTATGGAAGACAACCATTTCCAAGAGTTGAAGGAAGGCGAGATTCTAAGACAACGTACAGAAATTCTAAGAGATATGGAAGAGTATGTTGGCAAGTATTATTCTCAAGAGTGGGTTAGAAAGAATGTCTTAAGACAGACTGAGGATGATATTAAGGAGATTGATAAGCAAATTAAAAGTGAACCTGATCCTGATGATGAAGATGATGAAAGAGAACCTGAGCCTAGACCAGAACCTAAGCCTGAACCTAAACCGGAGCCTAAGCCTGAACCAGAAACTAAAACGGAAGAAAAAAACCTTTTAGAAAGTATGTCTAAATTTATGGAGCTGTCTGAGACAGCTCAGCTGTCTGGGAAGAAAGTTTAAGTGGTACGACAAGTGGTACTAGACTAATTAATTTGAATGGTGTTCCAACCGATATAAGTACTGTACCTGCTAACGTTTGGAATTACATAATTGACAATACGAAGAACGAGGCTGCGAAAGATAAATTAAAAAAGATAGCAAGCAAAACTCAAGATATAGCTCTATCTTAATAATTTTTTATATAAATACTAAGGAGAAAAAAGATGTCTGATGAATATAGTGTAAATGATATGGTTGATGCCGTTAATCAGGAGAATCCTACAGAGTTTAAAGCTGCTTTTAACAGTGTAATGAAGGATAAGATTAGCGCCGCACTAATGGCAAAACGAGATGAATTGGCTACTAGTACGTTTGATAGTAATGTAGATATTAATATGGCTGATGATGAGATAGATGAACCAGACATTGATGAGGATTAATATTTTTATTAGGGAGATTTTTGATGAAATCTTTTAAGAGTCATGTAGATGAAACTATGAAACCTAGAGCTAAGGGTGAGAGAGACTTTAGGAAACTTCATACCGATAATGTCGATATCAGAGATTATCCTGTTGGCGATAAAGAAACCAATAATGGCCTAAAGGGAACTCCCGACAACGCTCGTGGTACCAGTCAGGATGGTCAAAAGGCTGTATATCAGGATGACGTTTGTCCGGTATGTGGAGAAGCGTATGAAGATGATGAAGACGAACACTACCATGAATATGATGAAGATGTAGATTTTGAAGACATTGACGAAGCTGTCGATGGACGAAGAGTTCACATGGCCCTTAATAAAGAAAACTCTCCCAAGTTAGATAAGCGTTTCAAGATTTTCAGAAAAAAAAATAATGCAGAAGAGATTGAAGAAGATGGTATTGAAGAAGAGTTAAAAGGTACTGTAACCATTCCAAAGGGTGTTGGTTATTGGGATATTACATCCCATCCTGTAGGTGGTAATTTCGGTCGAGTCACTGATCCTAAAGGTATGAAGGTAACTGTTAGACGGACATTTAAAGCAAGTGCTGGAACAAAGATGACAGACACTGAAGCTGATACTGCTGATAAGAAACGTATTGTGTTCAAGTCAAGTCTAATTAAAGAACACGTTGACCTTGATGAAGGTGTTAAACCAGTAACAAAGAACGATCCTCTTGTTACCGTTTGGACTAGTCCATCATCAAGTGGTACTAGACCATCTTATGGTCTTGATGGTCATATGAACCTTAGTACTGCTGCTGGTATCTATGGTTTCAAAGTTACTCCACAACTAATTAAACAAATACATGCTAACAAATCTAAGAATGAATCCAAGGATCGTGTGGAGATTAGGGCTAGAGACCATGCTATTTGGCTTACATGGAGTCCACATAATGCCAAACGATTGGAAAGACATGGCAACGTTCGTGAAGCTACTAATGCCCATCAAGGCGTTAAACCAGTAACGAAGAATGATCCTCTTGTTAATGTTTGGGAAGGTCAAAAGAGTGTTGGTTCTAAATCTCAAGGACTTGCAGGACATATGAGTCTTAGTACAGCAGCTGACATCTATGGTTTCAAAGTTACTCCACAACTAATTAAACAAATACATACTCATAAATCTAATACTCGTGTTGGTGCTAAGGGTAGAGATGCCACTGTCTGGCTTACATACAGTGTAAATAATCCATCTCGTTATGTTAAGGAAGACCTTGATGAAGGTAAGACTGATATTTATCATCAAACAATGTTAAAAGCACTAGGAAAGAGAGCTCTCCCTAAAGACCATGGATATACTTCTGCTATCGGTAGTAATGGAGATTTCATAGTTTACGATCAAATCAGCCGCGGCGGTTCCAAACGAGTCGTTGGTAGGATTCGAAAGGGTGAACATGATATTAAGGAAGAGGTTGAACTTGATGAGGGTAAGAAAAAATTAGAAGATTTGTCACGCAATGAATTACAACATTTGTTAGACACTG